GATTTTTTTGCACCCGAAATAGCTGCTCCTTTGACTGGCACTAAAGAGGCTCAAAGAGAAACTTGAGGTTGCAGCTTCCGCCCGAGCTTAGAGTCACAGGCAACAAATTCTGTGTCACGCGGCTTCGCCAAAAGAGCGCAAAGCTAATGGTCTGGAAGAGACTGCTTTCGCGCAATGAGATGCGGCGGTACTCTGATGTAGGAACATACATGATGAAGGAGCGGTAGTCCTGCGCCCTCTTCAGCTCGAGTGAGAAGTCTGTCAGGATCTGAGCAGTGTTTTGACTCGATTGCTGCCCGCCCGTGCTTGCTGGAGATGACTGGGGCACCCAGGTTGGGTCTGCCAACAACTCCTTCTTCAGCGGGATGTTGCCTGACGTGACAACAATTGCGTCAATGGGGCACCACAGCGTAGAGGTAGACTCGAACTGCTGGTGGATGGCGTAGTAAAAGGTTTGACTGTACGAAGACCAGATTGGCTGCGTAAGACTGATACTTTGACCAGGAATATAGAGCCCAAGGCGCTGAAACCTCAACGCCTGCACTGGAAAGAGCTCCTGATCTGCCAGTGCCGCAGCCGCGTTGCTAGTAGGACCGTAGAGGTAGGTGGGAGGGACCGTCTGGTTTGAGTCAATCCCGCTCGCCGTGATTACGCCTCCCCACAGAATTGGAACCTCCGTATCCGAGCGCGTAATCTGCTCAAAGTTAGCAAAAAGCCCGGCGAAGGTAAAGTCAGACACGAGGCGGATAGACTCGAACTCGGGATAAATCACGTCTGCATTGTAATAGGAGGGCACGCAGCCTGAAAGCCCCTCTGAGTCCTCGGCGCCTGCAATGGAGTAGGTGTCCATGTTCAGGTCAAACAAGCCATTTGACTGGTTGTACGTGAAGAAAGGGCTAGACGAGCACAGCTTCCGAGCAATCAAAAAAGTAGGGACAGTCGCCGGAAAGTTGCAGGCAAGGTTGGGTATCTGCCAAAAGGTAGTCGCCACAGTTGGATTCTGATCAAGCGTTGTAGGCCCAAGAGCAAGAATGCACGTGTAGAAACTGTTTCCGAATGTGACTAGGGCGCCCGCCTTATACGACCGTGTTGGACACCAGGAGCTTCGTAGGGATTCCCCCACCTTGAGCCACCCAGGATCTGCACCCGGGGGGTCATTGGTCGGACCCATTGCGTAGTTGGCGATGTAGACCGTGTTACCCAATGTAGTAGACGAGATATAGGTCACAGGAGTGCCCATGGTATAGGACGTGCCAGGTACATATGCAGCAAGCACGTTGCTGGCTTGAGCTTCCTTAAACTTGAGATACTGAGACTCCGCGGAGAAGGATTTGAAGTAGGCCGGGTCACTTCCATACGTGTTCGTAGGACTGGTGCGGATTGAGTCTTCAATCGCCTTATTGACCACATTGTTCAAGAAGGAAGAGTAATTGTACGAGAAGTAGTAGGGGTAGTCCATGTACGAGGTCCAGTTAGGCGCGCCTTCAAAAATCCACAGGGTGTTTACGTTTGGCGTTGGCTGGCCTGCCGGAATGGTTGAGTCCGTAGGAGGCCTGGCAATATAGACCGAGTCGGTATTTGATGGGTATGTGACCCTGTCACCCTTTGCATACACGGTGATTGAAGACCAGTTTGGCGGCACTGGCGGCGCTGTAGGCACAGACGCCGTCTGGTCCTCAGGTACCCACTTCAGGTAGGCAAAGGACTGGAGCGTGTAGAAATGCACACCAGGGCCCTGGCGAATGCCAAGCGGGCAAATGTACGTATATTTGAAGGGGCCAAACTGGAGAATCGTGCCAACGGGAACACCGAGTGCGTTACAGAGCGTGGTGGGATCCTGCTCCGGTCCATCCTTTGTGAAGTCAACGGTTAGGTTGACGTTTGTGAGCTGCAAAGCAGCCTTGACGGACATTTGTAGGTAGGAAGGCTGACCGAATTGAGGTACCGCACCCGGATTCTGAACAATGGTAAAGTCGAAGTACTCTCGTGCCACGTAATTCAGCTGCTGAATCCACCCCTGATCAAAGGCCGCTCCGTTCCACCAGCCCTTCGATGAGTACACCCCTCCTGCCTGGAAGTAGTTTGCAGTGGCCGGCGGCGCTGCTGGAGTAAAGGTCCAATCACGATTCAAAGGAACAGCAGTAGACCCAGAAGTAAAGGCAGTCATGCGAGGTGCTGTGCCAAGACTAAAAAGATCAGACGAGCTGCCCAGGGCGAGCGGCACATCTTCAGGCTCGGCCAAATGCATGAGCGTTCCCGAGGTTGTGAGCTGAACGCCCACGCGATAGTCAAGCATGTTGACATCAAGTGGGTCGTAATAGTTCGGCATGGGCTTCGGGATAAACATTGGAAGGTCCTTTGTGGTCAAGCCGCATCGAATGAGCGAAAGGTTGTAGTTTTGCGCATTCTGCCGAATGATCTCGGAGGAGCGCGAGTCTTGAAACTTCGCCTCACATTCGCTCTTAGGGATGTTAAAGCCGGGCGGGTTGTTGTTGACTACATTTCCGTTGTAGTAGATGTTGGGCCTCTGCGTGCCATCCATGCCAATGGAGCTAGCGCCACCGATCCCGCCATCAGAGCGCGCCCGCTTCGCCGTAGAGAAGGAAAGGCCTGACTCGACATCAATGCCGCCATAGCTCGTTCCAGGGCGCTGGTAGCCTGACATCTTACTTTCCAAGAAGATTGTAGGTGATTTTTGTGACCACTTCGTCTGGGTTTCCCTGCCCCTTCAGGCGCTTTACGTACTCTTCAATGGGAAGCTCCTTGTTAAGAAGCCGCACAGCTACGTGGCGACCGCACGTGTCTGCGTGATCGCCCTGAAGCTTTGTTGTGTTATGCACCACTTGAATGCCCTCTTCCTGTGCAGCCTTCAAGATATCGCCAAGCAAGGGAAGAGTTTCGTGCAGTGACGAGAGCTTATTTTGATCCAACCAGGCGCGATCGCCGTCTATAGGCGTCCCAAACGAATCAAAGACCTCGATTTTCTTTCCACCGTCCTGGCCCAAGACAGTCAACCAATGGCCGTGCGTCTTATCCTCAGTCAGAAACAGCAAAAGCGTATGTCCACCAGGACCCAACAGGTCTCCCAAGGACTCCTTGCCAAGCTCAGGATACGTTATTATTTTTACGTCGTTGCCCAAAAGTGTTCGCAAATCATCATCCCCGAGAGCATATTGCATAAGCTTGTCAAGTGACTGTGAGCCTGCCATCCTTTTTAAGCAACTTTTTTCAAGAAAAACGGGCAGAATGGCTACGTACTCTTCAGCTTCGACGATCACATCATCTGACGCGTCAGTGTGTGTGGGCCCAGGCTATGCACCTGGGAGTGTGAATCTGAAAAGCCATGTTCTCCAAGCGGGCATCTTTGCGTGGGGTACAACCGGTTCGGTTACTACCGCCACCACACCTGCAATTCGGCAGATTACGTCTCTTTCAACCCCGATTACTGCGAATGTAAATACCCCCGATACCTTTTATACCGCTATTCACCTCCTCCACGCAGTGGTGGTGGAGATTACGCCAGCTGTACTAGGCATCAGCGCAGCCACCTACGGAATTCAGTTCACTCTCAGTGGTGGTCCGCTGGGAGGAGGGTCTACTCTAACAATTGCCTACTTGATTGGCAATACATATGATACGAGTGTGCCTCCGCCCATTGTAGCAACAGGCGGCACCATTACGACTTCCGGGGGGTACAGGATTCACACCTTTACAAATTCGGGGACGTTTACGCTTCAGTACCCAAGCAGGGCTACAGTTCAGTACCTTGTTGTAGGCGGCGGCGGCGGTGGTGGGTGCTTTATTGCAGGTGGCGGCGGCGCTGGTGCAGTTGTCACAGGAACCGCATCTCTCCTCGCGTATGACTACCCAGTGACTGTGGGCAATGGCGGTCTTCCTGGTTTCGAACTAGAAGATGATGGAAACAACGGAGAGGACTCGATCCTTGGCGGCTTGTTTGGGCGCCCGGCAACTGCTACAGCGATAGGTGGCGGCGGCGGTGGGTACCTTGATAACAACGGTCTAACGGGTGCTTGTGGCGGTGGCGGTGGCGGTTTCCGTACCAATTCAACCACAGGTGGAGTTGGGACACAGGGTTTCAGTGGCGGCAATGGACCTGTACCCGCTGTAGGACAAAATGGTGGCGCAGGTGGCGGTGGTGCAGGTGGCGCAGGAGTCAACAAGACAACGGCCACTAGTGCAGGCACTGCAGGTGGTGTTGGTGTGCTTGTAGCCGCCCCCTTCGGAGGCCTTTATTACGGCGGTGGCGGTGGCGGTGGTGCCGATGCTAATGCCCTTCCTTTTACAGGTGGAGCTGGTGGTACTGGAGGCGGTGGGGCAGGTGGTAATGGATTTGGTTTCCTGCCCTACACTGGAACAAACGGGACAGACGGAAGAGGTGGCGGCGGTGGCGGCGGCGGAAATGACGGTACCGGTAATGACGTTGGCAGTGAGGGAGGAAACGGAGGTAAAGGCATTGTTATTGTTGCATACCTTATCTAGTCTACATCAAAAAAACGTCACCATGGCCGCCTATGCATCGCCTTCGACCCTTGTGTCTTCTGACGCGTCAGTGTGTGTGGGCCCAGGCTATGCGCCGGGCAGTATCAACCTCAAGTGTCACGTCATTCAGGCGGGTCAGTTTGCATGGCTGCCTGCCGGGGTGAATCTTAACACCATCACCCCTGTGATTCGGGAGATTACGTCGCTTACGACCCCGATTATTGCGACTGTAAATGTCCCCGATCAGACGACGGCTGGCATTTATCTCCTGAGGGCATATGTGGAGCAGGTTACCGCAGCTGTGGCGGGTGTGAGTGCGGCCACCTACGCCATTCGGTTTTATGTCAGTGCTGCTCCTAACGCCGCAACTAACATGACAATTGGCTACATGATTGGCAACGTGTACACCACAGCTGTGCCGTAAATAGGTTTCAACGCTGTCTCTTTTCGCCCACCTTTTCCCCCTCCTCTTCCACAAACGTGTCCAGATTCGTCTGCTTCAAGGGCTGCTTAAGCGCCTTCAAGCACGCAGGAACAAAGCGCTTGTGGTAAAAGAGCGAAGCCTGCTCGGCCAGCGCCGCGGCGTAGAGCGGCATGTAGGGCACGTGCGTCACGTGAAGCGCGTGCGGCTGCCAGCAAACAAACCACGCGCGCTCCATGCCTTTAAATTGAGGCCTCTGGCGAGCAATGTGCATTGAGTACTGAAGCTGGATCAAGTAGTGCTCAGGGATGCATTTCCAGTACTTTACGTAAGGGTGGTGGGCCGCGTCGCGGTGGTGCGCCGAGCACTTGTACTCAACCAGCTCGTGCGAGGTCTCGTGATCGTCCCCTACAGCCGTTCGGCGGTGAAGTACGCCGTCGGGCGAAAAGCCACCGAACCAAAGCCCGCCCCGACCGTTCACAAACCCAAAGTGCTTCAACAGGTAGGCGCCGCCGCGTTCCACTAGAAAGCACTTTTCAAACGCCTCCTCAGCGTGCGGCTCGTGCACCGTGCCCCAATTCGTGTAGGTGTTGCCCGAATACGCATTTGCCTGTGGGTAGACTTTTGTGTACAGCAGCTTCTTCCGGCTCATAAAGGGGCTTTTCCGAACCACACTTGCCACCTGGCTGGCCGAGAGCTTAAAGCGGCGCGCCTTGTACCATTCGGGCCCGCGCTGCAGCTCTGGCGCTGGTGGCGCGTCAGGCGCCTCCTCGGTCATCTTTTTAAAGGTCTCTGCCAAGGCCTCGGCCTCTTCTTCCTCATCCTTTCCCTTTGACGCATCAAGCACGCGCTTAGACTCCTCCTCCGTCTGCTCCCAGGGCATGATGCCGCCCTCAGACGCCAGCGCGTCCTTGGTCTTCTCGGCAGACTCAGCCGCAGGCAGCGACGTAAGCTCAAACACGGCATGCTCGGCGGGCGTTGAAAGCTTAACAGTGGCAAAGGGCAACAGGCCCATCACCTCACACGCGCTAGGAAGCACATCCGTCTCGGACGGCCTTGGTACCCCCTTGCGCGGCTTCAAAACCCTCGGAGGCATTGTAGGACTCAAAGCACAATAGGTATCTAAAATTGCTCTGCGTAACGCCCGAGTCGTTCGTGTCAGACCACCGTTTACCATGAGTAACATTACGCAGGCCTTTTTGGAGATCCTGGGCGAGGCAAGTTCTATTCAACAGTGCGCATCAGCTCACGGGAAGTTCACGTTCAACGGTATTTGTGCGCTTCTCTGGTACCACGCAGTCAAGGAAGTGGGTCAATTAATCAAGGCCTACCTCGAGCACCGAAAGCGGTACAAGCGACAGGTGGATGATAGTCAGTCAACGAACAGCCCTGATCTGAGCCCTATCACCTAATGGCTTCCTTTGGCCGCAACGTGGATGTGGGCGAATTTGCGCCCATTTTCCGCAACTTTGCAAATGAGCGGCTCGAGCTCATGAAGACCGCGGGTCTTCAAGAGGATGTAGAGTCGGAAGGCGAAGAGCTTGAAGCCGAGATTCTCCCTGGTTCGTCGCGTATGATTCTTGGTGGACAGCTTGGGGAGTTTCACAGCCAGCTCTTTGAGCCCACGGGCCCTCTTCTTGCCCCAGAGCGCACGCTCAATGGACGGTCTCTACACACTGGAATTACGAAAGATCAGGTTAAGAGGAGGGTGAGCGACTTTTCGAGCGGCGGCGACAAGTGGCACGGCCCTCAGGACGAAAGCCGCATGAAGGCCATTGAGCAGCGCATCAAGTATGTTGACCCCGCTGAAGGGGAAGAGTTTTGGCGCGTCAGTGGCACGCCGTCGCATCCGCCCAATTCCCTTGCGTATTACCCTGAAAAGGGGCAGACCTTTGAGGACGTTTCTGCAGCAGTGGGGTACTATAAGATGGAAATGGGGAACTGGGATACCACCAAAAACCACCCAAATAGCTCCAATGGCCAGCAATATAACCTAAGCAACCTCATGCATGACCGCATGCTTGCCAAGGCCAACATGACCGACCAGACACTGAACACTGAAGGGCCTTCCAAGGTCTTTTCGCGCTTTCAAGGCCGTTCAAACCTTTCAAAACGCGCTCCGGGGCTTGAGCGCCCTCAGACAGATGCTGCAGTTGAGCTCAATGCCTTTGGCGTACGCCGGCAGCTTCCGTGGCCCGAGCCCGGCGTCAACACCTACACGCACGGCGGCGTCCCCTTGGCGCCCTCTGTCCAGGCCAAGTTTCCCGCCCTTGCCGAAGAGGAAGGGCCGCCCAAGCCCTACGATTACGAGTATCAGCGGCTTGAGTCCATGGCACCCCCGCCCACCATCCCTCTACCCTCGCTCCGCAATCGCGCGGCCGGGCGCCCTTGGGAGCAAGAGTATCTACGCACACGCATGGGGGTTTCTAACCAGTTTGGCAGGTTTGAACGGGGCGATCGGTACCGCCCTTATAATGCGTATGCAGATGCCATGGCACACAAACGCCAGCGGCTTCTCTTTGGTCTGCCGCGGCCTGAGAACGTCTTCCGCGCTGTTGACCCGCCTCCCCTTGTAAGGCTTCCAGTGGCGCCACCGCCGGCCCCAGGCGCTCTACCCGCTCCAGGCGCCAATGCGGCCAATGTTGTGGTTCGCCCGCCTGTAAACCAGAGGCCCGCAATTACCCCTTCTGGAGCGACTGGGCCGGCCTTTGCGCCCCAAAACAACCTCTACGCCGCGAATCCGCGGATCCCCCAGGGCGTTGGACACGCCGGGTCCGGCATGCCTAACCATGGACGCGGGTACATGAGGGCGCATGGTATGCATGGGAAGGGCGGACCACTGCCTGAACATTTCGGGCAGTTGGACCAATCGAACAATTCATTGGGAGAAACCCTCCTTACTCCGTCTTGGGCCGCCCCTATCTCGGGTAATATCGCACTCTATAACTTGGCAAGGGGGCAGCCCAATGGACCCCCAACCGAGGCCCAGTTTACCGAAAGGCCGAGAATGCTGGATGATCCTCAAATTGCCAAAATGGCACAGGAACAAGACTACTTAAACTCAGGGTACACTCGAGACAGCAAGGGCAATCTAACAGCAGGCAAGGGCCGTCCCTATGATTTCTCCAAGGCACTGGCCACCGTCAGCAACCCAGGGAGCTTTACTGGCAAGGGCCCCGACGTTGGCCTTGGCGCTCACCAAGCGTCCAACGCAGAGTACGAGGCCCAGGAACAGAAGGAACATAATCTGCGCGACCTTCATCCGACCTATTCTGTAAAGTACAGCACGGGCGAGCGAACCGATCCAGCGCGCATGAAGGAGTCAGGTCAAGAGGAGCAACCGGAGCAGGCGTCTGCGCTGAACAACCTCTACGCAACTGCAGAGACCGAGGCGCTTGAATCTGGAAAGCCCCTTGTTGAGCAGTCCTCCACACTTCAGGGCCAGAATGTTGCAGGGGAGCGGATGAGCGGCTCGGGGCTTGAGCAAAAGCTTGATAAGCTCCTTGAGGCCCAGGAACAGAAGGCGGCGCGACGTGCGGCAAAGAAGCTTCCTAAGGCGGCCGCAGAGGGCGCAAAGAAACTAGTCAGCTTTTTGAAGTAATGGGCGCAAAGGGGTTAGGTTTCACTTTCCCTCTAACGCAAGCTCGTCCTCGGGGTTGGGAAACGTGACCCGCAGAGGTGTAAGCTTCTTTCGCGGCGACGCTGGCACGGGTGACTGGACCCGCTCTGCCATGCGCGCCATGAGCGCCTCAGCCTCCTTGTTCTTCTCGCGCTTCTCACGCGCCGCGCGATTCGCCTCCAACTCAGTCTCGGCAATGGTCTTGTCAAGCTTGATGGCCGGGCGCTTCAGGGCCTCCTCGTAGCCCGGCTGGCCCGGCGATGGGTCGCCTGACGTAGACGCCTTGAGCTCAACCGAAAAGGTCTCGAAGCCCGCCGCCGGATCCTTCCAGTACTCTGTCCACTCAGGTCCAGTCTTGAGGCTCTTGAGGCAGATCATGTGCACCCACCCGGGCTGCATGGGCTTAGGGAAGATGAGATCGAAGCCGTGCTCGCGGAAGAGCTCAATGGCGCGGTCGCGGACGGCCGGGCACACCTCTTCCACCAGCCGCTCCTGTATGCCCATTGGGAACTGAAAGCGGAAGAAGTCAGTCACTACGGGCTTTGAGTCCGCGTAGACCCCGGTGGCCGAGGGCGCGTGCCAGTCGCAGTTGGGCGGGCCCCACACAAAGTCTTCCTTGGTGAGGCACATGGGAATCCAGTAGAGGTCTACGTCATAGTTTGAGTCGTCAGGGTCAATGAAGGCGGGCTTGATGTCGCACACATCCGGCGTCTTCTCGGGCGCCGAGTCATCAATGGCGCTGCGGATGTTGAACTTCGTGAAACACCGGCCCGTGCGATTGTCAAAGTTCGCAAAGAGCGTGTCAAAGAGCTGCTTGGTCAGAAGAAGCGGCATCACCTCGAGCCAAAACTTGGTCTGCGCGCGGTAGTCCATGGTGCGCAGGGACATGGCGCGGCGGTGCGCTGAGCGGCCCAGAGAAAACACCTCACTGCCCGTTACAGGCATAGAGGGCTCGACTGCCTTTGTCG